CCAAGAAGGAAAACCATTAAAGAAACTACAAATAGCATTTAATAAAGCACATATAACACCGATAATAGCAAATATAATTCCCAAAACAATACCAAATACAAATGCTAATAAACCAACAAAAATTATTAACATCGCATATAACATACCCAAAAATTCATTTATAAATTGAGCTAAGATTAACATGAATGTTACTTTTCTTACCGCACTATTAATCGGGAAGTGTACTGCTGTTGTTGAACACTGTTGGTCTTCTTCTGGTAATATTTCTTTTACACCTATAAATTGTCTTCTTCCATTATGTTTAATATGGTCATGAAATTGTGCGGGACTATACACCCTGTTAAATGTCATGTCGTAAAAATAGTCTTTTGCTGCGGGTATTAAATAAGTTTGAGCGTGAGGGTGGTAAGATGAATAATTTGTACTAAAAGTATAACTTCTTCTATCTATCCAATTATTAGGTGGACCTGTATCATATTCTCTAATGTTTGGTACTAGGTAGTTTGCTTTTCTTCTAAGTCTGGCTGACCCAGCGGATTGTTCTGGTCTTACTCTAAACCTACAACGTGCTCTGGTGGGTACACCCACATCTGGATTACCAGATTTTACCAATTCACCAAATTCATTAGTTGTCATATGGTCTAAATTCATAGGCATATGAACTAAAAATGCACCTGTACTATCAATAACTCTACCATTATTTTCAAAATAATATCTTTCTAGGACTGGTACAGTACCACCTTGTGGTATAGTACCGTATCCATAAGCATTTGCATCATATTTAAAAAATGGTGTATACCTTACACAATCTATTATTCCCGGTTCTGAAACTAAACTACATAAATCTCCTTGGTGTTTTTTTGGTCTACAACTTTTATTTACTGAATCTTTGTCAGTATCTGTTCCGGTACTACCCATAAAAACAGCAGTAGGAGCTATTTTAAATCCATTATCTGATAAATCAAAATCTACTCTAGTTATAGCAGCCCTACAAAATTCTTCGTCACCCCAAAATGGCCTAATATCTACTGATTTTGTTTGACTCATTATTTGGGGTAGTGAGTCTATTGATGTATTTCTTTTAAATCTTGCCCCATCAAAATCGTTGTCTGGGAATCCTTGTTCTTTAAAATCTTGTGGTAAAAGAGAAAAACAACCTATATCACTAACATCTACATCCATAAGAATGTCGTGGGTTCCTACCGGTGCTCCATAAATCATGAAGTCTCCAGATTCGTTAGTTTTTACGGTGTATTTATAATATTTTTTATACACGTACTCCACTTCTTGTCTTGTTAAGACATCACCAATCAAAGGAAATGTACCAACTGGTATATGACAATCAAAGTTTTTTTCTTTACTTAATAAGTTGTATCTAACCCCATCTTGGTCTTTTTCTGAAATGTGAGTATACGGATATAGTTCAGTAACTAGTGGTTTATCGGCATCTTCTTCAGCTAAAGGTACGAAAACAGCCACTTTAGCATTAGGTACACCATAACCCCCGTTTACAATCACTCTCCCACAAAGCACACCAAAATCTGCACACATTCTTGTGTATACATCTTGTTGACTTAAAGATAAACTTAAGATTTCTAATAAGTCGAAATCTTGTTTCATCTCGAAAGTTACATTTTTATCCTTTCCTACTTCTGTTCTTACTCTAAATGATTTAGACATGTGCGCTTTAATAAATAAATATTTATGTTATTAAAACTAAAGATAGTTTAGAGCGATTTTATGTAAAGTCGGATAATTTGTGGGTTTTTTTATTTTTTAACCCTGATAGCTATATCTTTTTGTGGAAATTTAATTTGGAGTATCTCATCTGGTTTTGCATAAATAGTATCGTCGATAAGGCCTATTTGTCTATCACCTAAGTTAACATAAGGTTGTGATGTTATTGATTGTGAATAATTGCCACCTACTTTATTAAAAACTTTTAAATCTATTATATTTAAAACCCCCGGTACTCTCATTATTTGACCTCTTAGTTGACCTAAATTTAAATCTTGACCCATTTCTACTTTTGAAACTTCAAAATAATCACTAACAGTTGTTATAACAGCAGTTACTATATCACCTTGATTTACTGAAGATTCTAGTAATAAATCAAGATGAAATGCTAAATCAATTACTTTTGCTGAACCAACAACTATATAATCATTTAACATTCTATAGTTAGATAAATAATTAGATATATTTTGTTTTAATGTTTGTGTAATTTCAGATGTTAATTTTCCGTCAGGTGTATAAGATAATATATTTAAATTTACCTTATTTTCAACTTCAGTAACCCCTACTTTTGCCGCTGCCCCAAATGTTGCGGGCATAGTTCTTAATTTGGAGATGTAGTCTGTAATAGTAACACTTCTATTTTGAGCCGCAAAATTAAAAGAAATGTAATTTCTTATTTCTTCTTGTGTCATTTGATTTGCACCTCCAATAGCTGCTGTAACATTTGTGACCGCTAAACTATTTATCACTGCTTGATTAATTTGTGGACTAGGTCCTACAACATTAAAATTAACAGTCCCTATAGTATTTATACTTCCTGCACCTATATTAGAAGATTGTCCACCCCCTACTCGATACTGTATGAATAACGTAGTATTTCCTTTAACCATGTTCCCTAAAGAAACATTATCCATAAATTTAGCCATATTTAATTTAATACCTTTAGACGCAAATTCATCTAATGAGTCTTGTGAGGTTTGATTTCCACCACCAAAATTCAAAAAGAAAAATCCTTCAGGTGTAAATTCTGTTATAAATCTATCTTCCGTATACATGTATTTCCCCACTTTAATTCCAGCTTCATCTGGTGGTGATGATGGGTCTTCCACAAATACCTCACTCTCCGCTAATGCATCAACTTCGTACCATCTATTATTATTTACCGATAAAAATTCGTCGTTTGTTGGTAGTGTCTGGTATCCCACACCATCTTTTTGTATTACGGAGGTTACCCCTATAACATTTTTTTCTGGTAAGAATAATTTGAAGAATGGTTTATTATCAGCATCAGTAATTTCTTTTTTAAATATTCTAGTAACACCATTAACCACCACTTCTCTTTTAGTAATAGTATAGTTAGTTAAAATTCCATTAGCATCAAAATTAGGTATTTTAGTTCTATTCGGTACTCCATCTACACTATATGGTGAAGAAAAATTACATTCATCTACTAACTCAAAAATTTGACCTCCTCCTCTAAATTGTGAACCTGTACGTAAAACTCCTAAATACCTAAAATCTTCTTTATCTCCGAATACTGGTACTGTAATAGAAATATCACAAACTGTAACTGAAGGTCTATTACCTGGTATTTTTAAACCATAAGTTCTGGCTAGGTTATATAAAGAACTTCTTTCTTGTGCAAATTGTAAAACGGTTTCTTGGAATGTTCTGTCTATCTGAAAATTAAGGTTGTCACTTACCGCCGCATTTAAATCTAAAAATACGGAATATATAGAAGCGTCATTTGCATTTTGTATTAGGTTAGGGTAATATGTGTTAGTAATTCTTAGTAGTTCGTTTCTTACCCCCAAAAAATCTCTTTCTGTATATGCTATTTTCTTTTCTGCCATCTTATAAATTAATTATTACAAAATCTTTAGTAGAGAATAAAGTATCTCCATTATTATAGTCTATTCTAACTCTTAGTGTATATTCTCTTTCTGCGTCACCCACAAACCCAAAACTATTATCCTCTAAACTGGGGTCACTAGGATTCTCCTGACTTTTTTCTTCCTCTCTAATATCTTCTGCAGATTTTACACTAACATCATTAATAATTAACCCAGGCATAAATTTTTTTACAGCATTCCTTATTTCTTTATCTATGTTAGTTTTTGTAGCACCGTCTAGAGGTTCATAAACATATTTTAAAAGATTAGTACCAAAATCTGGTAAAAAATAACGGGAACCCTTTAATGTTAATATAAGGTGTATCAAATTAGAACGTACTTCACTTTCAGTACTTTCATTTAACCCAAGAAAAAATCCTTGTGGACTATCCTGAAATGGGAACGTTATTCCGTATCTTTGATTTGGCATTCTTTTTTAATAATAAATACTTCAAAGATTATTTTAATTGGGTATTTGTTTTTTGGTGTGGTGGCCAATATGGACAATGTTTACACCCATTACCACAACAACTACCTCTTCTTTTGTGGTAATCTTCTGTCATCACCATCATTCCATTTTCCCAATAAAAATCTTTTCCTTGTAGTTTAGGTTTCAAAAACTCTCTATAGTGTAGTTCTGCAATCCAATCGTCTCTTCTATTCATTTTTATTTTCTATAATTTTTTCTTTATATTCACAATGAGGGCATACTATTTTTTTATCATAATCTAAATCTTCGGTATTGTTTAAAGACAATAAATGGTAGTCAGATATTGACCACCATTTATTACATTTACCACAATTAAAGTGGTATAAAATTTCTTTACTAAACCTATGCCTCATTCAGCTCTTTTTCTTTTTCTATAGATTTTAAATCCACATCAATTTCACAAGAACCACCAGCACATGCTAATTCACCAGTTAAATTAGTATTGTCATCTAATTCAACAACTTTACTTAAATCAACATCTTTTAAAGATTTCATCATTTCATTATATTGTTCTTCAGTAATATCTTCAAACGGTGCCTGAGTATAAGTACCCCCATTATAAGGTAATACTGATAAACCATTATAAGCTTTTCTGTTTTCCCACATCCATTCACCAGCTTTATCCCACTCATCTTCTTTCAAAGATATGGTAGCAGATACGTTATGTGAGTTAGACCCATTTCTGTGTCCTGACCTTACCCACTCTATAGCAACTTTTTTAACCCTTTCTAATAAATCAAAAGGTGATTCAGTTCTTAATATAGAACCTTCAGGAGCTTTTTGTGGTATACTAATTACCGCGGTATCGTGTGGTCTAAAGTATTCATCTTCTACTAATTCTGGGTGATTAATTTTTAAGTATGTATAAATTGCTTCATTTTTACCAACCCTAACTCTTCTAATATAATAATCATTATGCCAAGCGTGAATACCTGAAGACGTTCCTAATGTTAATGATGTTGTTCCAGCTGGTTTAACAGTAGTACATCTTGCGGAAGGATTTATCCCTATTAGTTTGGATACTCTGGTATTTTCTCTTTTAACTAAACTAGCAGATTTTTTCATATCATATTTTAAAACTTTACCCGAACCAATACCTGTCATTGATACTCCGATAAGTGCATCCTTTTCAGTTGTTTCTTGCCAAATCTCTCTTAGATAGTGAAAAGAAGTGTATCCCGCTTGTAGTGTTCCTATAAATGCCGCTGCTTTTACTCTTTCATTTAGGTCTTCTT